GGTGCACGTCTGTGCGGTGCTGTTGGCGCGCCGGCGCGCGGACGATGGCACTCCGGCTACGCGCTACGCGCTGTGGTCGGTGGCCCGTGGAGCCGGAAAGACGGGGCTGGTGGTGGCGCTGCTCGAGTGGCTGCTATCCACCGGCGAGGATATGGAACTGTGCGCGGTGGCAACCAATCAGATGAAGGCGAACATCATCCACGGGCGCATCGCCAAGATGCACAACGGCGAGGACCGGTGGCGCTCGGTGGGTGGTGGTGCTTCCACTACGTCGGGTTTGATCCAACACAAGAAGGCTGTATTCAACGCGTTCCCATCGACCGATCAAAGTATGGACGGCCTGGTCCCCCGGCTTCTGATCGCGGATGAGGCCAGTCGCATGGACGCGGCAATCCTGCGCGGGATGTCATCGGTGACCAAATCGCCGACGGGTCAGATGCTGTTCATCACTACGCCGGACCGCGATCAGAAGTCGCGCGAACTCTGGCCGTACTGGCAAGCGTGCGAACTCGCGATTGACCAGGGGACGCCGCTACCTGAGGGCTGGTGGGCGATGCTGTGGGGCATGGACACGGACGATGTTCCGGACTCTGACCTGGCGGTGCAGCACGCCAACCCGAGCGCCGGTGTGCTTGGTGCTGGCATCCGCGTCATCCGTGACAAGATCGCGAACGCACTGGCGACCGCGGACCCGAAAGCACGGGAGGAAACATGGCTGCAAGAACTCGCCACGTTCACGGATGACCTCGCCGGCGCGCTGCCGCTCGAGCTGCTCGACCGCGTTTCGGTTGACGAGGACTGGGATATGTTGGCCGGTGCAGCCGGCGTGGTGGCTGTCGACTTTAGCCAGGGGGGATTCGCGTTCGGATCGCAGTGCGATCTGACCTCGCTGTGCCTTGCGGTGTGGGATGGGACGAAGGTGCACACGCGCGGATATCACTGGTGGGCCGGCGCTGATATCGCTTTTGATGAGAAGCGAACCCGCCAACCATTGCAGAAATGGGTGGACGATCACGCACTTTCGCTCGCTGGAGGCCCCACTATTGACCTGGATTTGGTCGAAGCGAGGCTTGTAGAGATCTGCCGGACCTACGATATCCGCGCTTTTGTCGCCGATCCGGTGGGTAAAGCGAGCGCTTGGGCGGCTCAAATGGAGCGGAAACACGGCTGGAAATGGCACAAAGCACCGCAGACAATCGTGTGGATGGGCGGCGGGTGGGCAGTTTGGAGCGATTGGATTCGCGCCGAACGCATCCGATGCAAGCCGGACCCAGTGCTGCGAGCGTGCCTGGCGTCGGCTCGGCTCTATGTCGGACTCACTGGACTGGCCATGCCGGTGAAGCAGAAGAGCACCAGCAACATCGACGCGCTCACTGCACAGGTCATGGCGGCGCGCGTGTTGAACGATCTGCAGATCATGGGAGGCTCGATGTATGAAACACAACCAGGCTTCTGATACGATTCACTTGTCATGGCAACATGGCCTGAGGTCCCGCACAGCGCCTCAGTAAGACGGCTAAAGCCGCCTTGGGATGCCCCGAGGGTTTGAACACAAACGCCGTAGCGAGAAATCGCCGCGGCGTTTGTGTTTGGTGCTTCTGATTACTGCGCGTATGTACGCCGCATACACAATCTGAAATAGTGTCTACACACCGTTGACGCGGTGTATGTAGGCGCTATTGCATTCGCGAAATGTCGTGGTGTAGTACGGGAATGGGATCATGGTTGGGTAAATTCTTCCGCCGCCCGATCGCGCAAACGATCATCAGCTACACACCGCTGACGTTTTCGACGGTATCCGCTGATCTACTCGGCGTCCCCGCCATTGTGCGTGCCGTGAATCTGATCAGCACCGATTCAGCGCGGTTGGATCTCACTGTTACGCGTCGCGACGGGTCCGTAGTTGAGGACTCGCCTGCGGTCGATCTGCTCTACGGGAACACCGCTTCCTTCCTGAGTGGATACGAAATGCGTAAGTGGCTGGCGACGTCGGCTCTCTACTTCGGCAATGGCTACCTGCTCATCCGGCGCGATCTCCGCACCGGCGATCCGGTGGCTTTGGATCCGGTTGACCCGTCTGCCGTCAGCGTTGAGATTAAGGGGTCAGAAGCCCGTTACATCGTCAACAATTCGGTGGTGGATGACTCAAGTCTGATCCATGTGAGGGCCTCGACGGACCCTCGCAGTCCATGGCTCGGGGTGTCTCCGATTGACCAGTGCTCTCGCGTGCTTGGGACTCAAGCCATTCTGGACCAAGCAATCGAGGAACTGGCCAAATCCGGCTTTGTCGGAAAGCTCGCGATCGAGCACCCCGGGCCCCTGACTGCTACGGCGCGCGATTCGATGCGTACCAAGTGGGCAGAGCAACACAGCGGCGCAGACAAACTCGGCTTCCCGGCGTTCTTCGGCGAGGGAATGAAGGCATCGCAGATGGCTGCGGACGCTGCCGCTCGTTTGATGGACGCCAAGAAAATGGGCGTTGAAGAGGTGGCGCGTGCATTCGGCGTGCCTCCGCAACTGCTGTACCAAGGTGAAGGGCGCTCACAGCCCGAGATCGCTCAGGCGTACGTCACGCATTGCCTGGCTCCGTTCTGCGCCGGCATCGATGCCGAACTGTCGCGCAAGCTGCTCCCACCAGGTGAGCGCATGAAGACTGATCTCGTTCCGATCACACAGGGCGACTTCCGCACAGCCGGAAAGTCGTACGCAGCGCTGGTGGGTATCGGCGTGCTGAGCCCGAACGACGCACGCGTGCGGCTCGGTCTGCCGCGCATCACAGGCCTTGACGATCCGGCGCCGGTGATCTCCGGCATCACACCCGCTGCGAATCTCGCAGACGCAGAGGAAGGCGACCCACCATATGAGTGATCTCGAAACACGCCAGGCATCCATCGGCACCGTTGAAGGCAAGACCATCACCGGCTACGCCGCGCTCTACAACTCATGGAGCAAGCCGCTCATGGGTGCGAAGGGCACATTCACGGAGCGCATCGCGCCTGGTGCGTTTGACGCATCGATCGCAGCCGGTGCATCGCTGTGGTTTATGCACGATTCGAAGCAGATTCTTGCCAACACCAAGAGCGGCACGCTGGCTCTTGAATCAGACGCGCAAGGTCTGAAATACACCGCCACGCTCGGCGATTCGCAACGCGACGCAGACGTGCTCGACCTGGTTAAGCGCGGCGTAGTCAGCGAAATGTCCTTTGGATTCTCAGTTCCACCAGGTGGGGATTCGTGGGCCGGTGAGAAGCGCACGCTCAATTCAGTCAATCTTAGAGAAATTTCACTAGTCGAAGTGGGTGCCTACAACGCCACTACTTCATTCGTCAGATCACAAGAAACGCCAGTCATCACAAAGGTAATCAAGCCAATGAACATCCGCACCATGAATGCAAAGCTCGCAGAACTGCGCGCACAGAACGTCGAAGGCACTGAAGCAGAAACCCGCGCCGAAATCGTCGCACAGATCGAGGAGATCACCGAGGCACGCAACGCCGCGATGGCTGCCGCTGATGGCATCCGCGAGGCTGCGACCCCGATCCAACGCACGATGGACCGACGCGACGCAAGCGAAGAGTGGCGCGCATCGCCCGAGTACCGCGACCAGTGGCTCAACTACCTGCGCGGCGGCCGTATGCCGGAACAGCGCGCGTACATGTCCACCACTAGCCCTTCGACCAACTCGGTGCTCATCCCTAAGCTGTACACCGACGCTATGCAGCACTACGCAAATGCTGCCACAACGGTCAGGGGCTTAGTTGATTACAAGAGTGGCGTTACGGGCTACCAAACGCTGCGCTACAACGCGCTGTTCAGCACGGACGCGATTGTTAGTGCATGGACTCCATCGGACTCCGGTACGCAAGCGAGCACCGAATTCAATCCTGTCTTCGCCGAAGTTCCACTGGCACCGGCTGCGTGCTTGCCATTCACAACCGTATCGAAGCAACTGCTCTTGCAGTCCAATTTCGATCTGGAGGCCGAAGTTGCCGACAACTTGACTCGCCAGTTCGTTCGCAATAGTGATTGGGCCTTGCTAGCTGGTTTGGGAACCACCGGTACAAACGGTGCGACCACGCATCAGCCTGTCGGGATCCACACCGTGAACACTGGTTGCACAATCCGCGCGTTGACCAACCCGTCCGGTACTCAGGATCGTGCGCTCGCAGTGACCACTGCGTGCACAGTAGCGAACCTCACCCACATGCGATACACGAGTCTTCCTGCGAGCTACTGGGGATCGTCATCGTGGCTCATGTCGCAAGACGCGTACGCAAAGATCGCCGGTTTGACGATCAATGGAGTGCCCGTGTTTATCCCATCCGCTGATGCCGTGGGCCAAGCCGGAGCCGGCTTCACCCTAATGGGACTCCCAGTTTTCGTAAGTGAGTTCCTCCCGACGCATAACAGCACCGCAGGGGGCAAGAACGTCGTTCTGTCGCTGGGCAACCACCAAGAAGCCTACAGCGCACGGGAGTGGGCAGGCGCTTCAATCATGCGCGATGAAATGACCTTGGCGGCTTCCGCCCAGGTGAAGTTCCAGGGCACGATGTTCATGAACGGCAACTTCACTCGCGCGAAGGCCATCGTGCAGTGCCAAGTCACTAACGCCTAATCATCCTCTCAGCAGCGGTGGGGGCGGGTCTTCGGACCTTCCCCCCCGCCGTATAGGAAACCATGTCAGCAATACCGACGACATTAGACGACGTGCGTGCATGGTTGAAGAAGGGGCATCGAGAAGATGACCCGGCTATCGCCGCTTCATTGCGCGCGGCTGTCTCCATGTGGGAGGCTGCGACCAACCGCGGCGTGGCGCTGATGTCGGAAGAAGAGTGGATGGCTATCCGGCTGCAAGTCGGTGGCCTTGAACCGTGGCGCGGCGATGACGCCGTGACCCCCGAGCCGCACCCGTTCATCCAGACCATACGGCGGATGCACTCAGACCAATCGATCGGATGATCAACGATGGCTGGCTGTGGATTCTGGCGCGAAGTCTTTACGGTGCAAACGTCTACCCAGACGGTTGACGCACTTGGCCAGGCTGACTTGTCCTGGCTGACTGTCGGCACGGTTCGCGGCATGATCAAGCCAACGCAGCGGGAAGTGGTTGACGATCTCGGCGTGTCGATCCGGACTGACCTGGACATTGAGACAGCGTGGAGTCCGATCATCAACGCACGCAGTCGGCTCATCCTGGACGGGACGACCTACAACGTATCGAGCGTGGTGGATCCGGACAGTGGGCGTAGGAAGCGGCTTCGCGTGATCGCTACGGAGGTGACGCAATGAGGCGACATGACCGCGACATGAGTCCGATTTCAACGCCGTACCGACGGGCGGCGGTCAATTCGGGCGCGACGCAAATGCATTTGCAGGTCGACAATTCGACCGTGGCTGCGGCGCTTGGCCGGCTGAGCGCTGAACTCAATGAGAAGGCGCGCCGCACGGGCATCCGCAGGGCGCTACGTCCGTTCGTGACGGAACTTCGCGGCGTAGTCGGCACTGGACCATATCGCGGCAAGAACCTCCACCGGAAGGCAATGGCGAGCGCCGTAGGCATCGTGATCAAGCGCGGTGGGGCAGGACCCGAAGCCAAACTGATCGCGCAGCTGGGCGTGAGATACGGCAAGAAGGGCGGCAAGGCTGCGCGGGGCCGGCAGGGCGTGTTCCATTTGCTCGAGCAGGGCTACAAGCACGGCGGCAAGGGCGAGCAGAAATACACCAACTCAGCAAACCCTTCACCAGGCAAGGGCAACACCTGGTCGAAGCAGCAGGACCGCGACGCCACTGGCCGGTGGACATCACCACGGTTCCGAGTGGCACGCGGTGGCGCGCGACGCATCCCTGGTAGTGGGCGGGCGCGGTCTTGGGCACAATCGGCGATCGGACGAATCACGGATGCAATGGCACGCGAAGTTTTGGTGGAAGCCAAGAAGCTGCTGGGGGGTAAATAGTGGGCCTCCTATCTGCCATCAAATCGCTGTACCTCGCGATCAGTAGCGCCAAGACGGACGTGTCGGTTGGTCTGCGCCGTGCCGGCGATCCGACCCCGTACATCGTCTACGAGGTTACGCAGATGGATGTCGAGGTATCGATGCCATCAAAACTCGCAGGCCACTACACGATGCAGGTGACGGCCGAGTGCGTGGCGAATACAGCCATCGATGCCTGGGACGTCGCTGACGATTTACTGGCTCAGTTCAGCGGAAATGTAGTGGACAACGTTAATGACATCACACTGGTGCTGGTGGCTGTGAGCGCAAGCGCGCGGACCGACGCACCTGATGACGGACAAAGTGACGCCGAGCGCGTCGTGACTCTCGTACTAACCATCTTGGCGAAGGACATCTAATGGCTCTCATCTCAGGCTACGGCGGCGTCATCCTCTTCTCGGGCTTCACGGCATCCACCGGGATCACCATGCAAGTGAAGAGCTTTACGCTCAACATCGAGAAGGACTCGCTCGAAGTGACGGCGATCGGTGACTGGCGCAAGAAGTACGCGCCCGGACGCACCCGGATTTCCGGATCGCTGACGTTGTTCCGTCAAACTTCTACTGCGGATGACCTGTTGCGGGCTCACTTGATGCCGACTTCCTTGGCAAACAGCGTCAACGCCGTCCTAACACTCAAGTACACCGATCAGGGGAACTTCGCGTATTGGAACAGCATGGACGTATCCGGTAGTCCGGCAGCCTGGAACATCCAAATCACTTCCGCATCGTTCAGCGATGACGGCACCGGAGCCGGCACCTGGGAACTGAGCTGGGAGCAGCAGTGAGCCTCGATCCGTCAAAGGTCATTTCTTCGGCTCCGCGCACGGTTGAGATCGTCGGCATTGGGCCGGTGGTGGTCCGGCGTGCGACCCTGGCGGATATCTCATTGGCCGGCGATATGCAATTCTGGTGGACGCGCTTGTTCACGCTTCCTGATGGCTCGCCGCTGTTTGCACCTGGTGCCGACGTTGGCGCGCTCGATCACGAAGTGGCAAGCGCGCTGATTGACGAGGTGAACCGTCCCCGTTTTACAACGCCGCTACCAAGCGGCTCTACCGAAACGCAAGCCCCGAAATGAGGATGCAAATGGACGCAGGACTGGCGGAGGAACTGACCACCGATGAACGGTGCGAATACCTACTGACAATCATTGCGTCCGCTTTGACTCACAAGCGGCCTTCTGAATTGGTCCCCTGGTTGCGAAAGAAGGGCATGAACCGTGGCAGATAAGAGCATGAAGTCAGTGATCTACGCGGAAATGGATACCAGTGGTATCACGCGTGGCGTCGCAAAGACCACCGCGGAACTCGGCAAGCTCAACAAGACGGCCCGAAGCGGCGCGGCTGCCGCTGGGATCACTGCCACGCTACAGATGACGCAGATGGCGTTCCAGGGGATCTCACAAGTATTCAACGGCGTCGAGCGTCGCATGGCAGAACTGAACGGCGCGGCGCTCAAGTATTCGGGCGCTGCGATGGGCGCGCAGAACCTGGCGAACGCTGAGAAGATGAAGGCGGATATAAAGATCGGGGCTGCTGTCACGCCTGGATCGATCCAAACTTCCCAGGCTGCGGGAGACATTGCCACTGGTGCAGCGGCTCGCATCGAGCGCAATGCCGGCGGGATCAATGCAGGTATGGGCGCTACGGCCCGTTTCAGCGGCAACCTGACAGCAACCACCAATATGCTTCTCGAGTCTGCGGCTACGGGGATCGCAGCTGTAGAGCAGTTTCTAAGCGGTGACTTTGCGGGCGGCTCTACAACTGCCGGCGCAGCGGTTGGGCAACTGGGTGAACTCGGGAACGCGCAGAACTTCGCCTACCAGAACCAAGCACCGGGACGCGGCATGGCCGGCTCGGAAGAATATCTGCGGCAGATTGCTGGCAGCCTGAAATCGGGGGCACAGTAATGGGATACGGAATAATTGAGATCAAAGACTCCCGCCAGTGGAACTTCGAGAACGTCGATGAAACCACGCTGACGGCGGTCTACTTGGCGTACTGGGAGCCGGACACTGTTGGCCAGGCATACCCTGGAGATGGTTTGGTGCTGACGCAGACCGGGATGCCGATGGTGCAGACCAGACCGGCAGCTGCGATTCACACCGCTCCACCGGCGGCCATGAATACGTTTATCGCTGATCTTGTGTGTCGTTCGGTGAATGCCGTTCCGGAACCGTCAGTTCCATACACCTGGCGAGTGACCGCGGTTTACTCAACGATGAGCCCGGTCGACGCGACCAAACAGGGCTACGGAGCCAAGCACACACTAGCGATCAGCGGAAGGCAATACGCCGAGTATCGCACCGGTGTAACACTTCCAACCAATGGCACTGTTACATGGCCGCCATCCGCCGACATTGGTGGCACTCGGATCGATCTGAACGGCGCGCCACGTGCTAAGGAACTACCGCAGATCACCAGGCAGCTGGAGTACAAGTGGGACCGGACGCCGCTAATCTCGACCACCACGCCAGTCGATCCGCCATTCCAGACGTTCTTTGACGCTATTAACAAGCGAAACAGCGTCGCGTTTATGGATGCGTCAATCGGAACCATGCTCTACAAGGGCTGCTCTGCGACGCTGGACCGTGAGATCTGGCGGCTAGTTCATACCTGGGTGTTCGATTCGTTCTATCACGTCGAGCAGATGCCGGTCCCAAACCCAACCGGGCAGCCGATTCTGTTGCCTGGTGTAAGCGTCGCTGGACAGCAAGTCATGCAATGCGACAAGGTGGCTTGGTATCAGCGCTACCCAAGCACAATGGATTTCAATACTTCTTTCCTGCCCACCACCATTCAAGGCGATTTCATCAAGGCTTATCCGCCGATGCTGCACTAATGTCCTACTCCCAACCACTGTTTCACGGCGGTATGTACGGCAAGGCGAATGCCGTGGTGTGCAATGGTTGGCAGGCTGCCGCGAACGCTACGAGCCGCTACGGCGAAGCGATGGTGTGGGCGAATCAGCAAGTCATCAAGGGACAGATAGTCACGCAGGGGCTTTGCGAAGTGACAAGCGCCACCCTGATCGTGGGTGCGTCCAATCGGTGGAACTACACGATCAAACTGTGGACGCCCGCCGGCGTGCTTGGCACTGGCATCACCTTGAGCGCCACGGATTCCCGGTTCAGCTACACGAACTGCCGCAACATCCGCGAGGAACACAACACCGCTACTGAGGTGGACGGCATGAGCCTGAGCAGTCCGCCGGCGACCATCGGGCCCGTGGGCAGTCACTTTGCCGGCAGCACCTGGCAGACCAACGGCCTCGAGGCGAAGGTCCTGGTGTATGTGGTCTATGACTCATTCGGCAAGGCGTACCCCTTCTTCGATCGACCAAACCCTATCCGGTGCACCTAATGCCAAACCTAGACCTAGCGCTCAATTACCCGAATACCGTCATCGTCCCTGGAGAGGAATGGTCACTTGCCGGGACGATTGAGACCGAAGGTACTGCTAACGCATTCGATTACACGGGCTACAACGTCCGCGCAAACGTAACGGTCGGTTCGTACGCACTGGCGAGTACTGGCAACGTCACCGGTACAGCCGCGACCGGTACGTTTCTCCTAAAACTCACAGCGACCATGACCGATCTTTATCCGTCTAACTCATGGGGAACGCTAGTGATTCATTTACACAACTCGACTACGCCGTCACTGAACAAACATGTAGCCACGATCGGCTTTCGAACTTCAGCGGAGACCATCTGACCATGTTTACTTCCATGTTTCGGAAATCCATGTTGGGTGGCGGGGCGCTTAATGGGCCGGAAGTCTTCGGTTCTACGCGTGCGTCAACCTTTATGAAGGATCTAGATAGTGGTGCTGATTCGCTTGATGTGCTTGTTATTGGCGATTCCAACGCTGGACAAAACGAGTGGGGCTATACCGCTGGCATGGACAATGCGTTAGGCACAGGTCTATCAATCACTTCTTACGCGACGCCGTTGTTAGCCGGTGGTCGAACCTGGGGAACTCCGAACAATTACGACCCATCACCCGCCTACGAAAGAATGGCCGGAGTCGGAGTGTTCCATTACAGCGACCGAGATGATGTGGCTGGCGGAACCGGATCAACTGTCAATCAGCGATTGATGTTGAATTGCCCAACCGATACCAATGGAAATGACGCGCTCAAATCTACCCTTGGAATGAATGTAACAAGCGCAACGGTGACGCTTTCAACATTGATGCCACAACAGAACCGCTACATATGGAATCCCACGGTAGTGACGTCTGGTGGTGTCTTTTGTTCGGCTGGTGGTACTTCAAACGCCTTGCGCATTAGGACAAACTGCCCGCTTATTTCTTCGGCGCGAAGTGCACGGTACCGAGTAGTTCACGGAACATATGCGGCTGGATCCGGGCAATTTAAAGCCTTAATCAGCAACGCTGGATCAACTGTATATGCAGCAAGTTCGTTTGTATCGACCAACACCGGCACTGTTGGATACCAGACCTCCAGTCTTTCGTATACCACTCCATCCAGTCCAACTGAACTTTGGTGCACTTGGGACGGTGGAGCCTCTGCAAGTGCCAACAGCCGATTAGTGACCGGGCCATTCGCTTGTCTTTGGCATTCGTTCAGTGTGAGCGTCAAGGGATACAGCGTCACCAATCTGACTACATCAGATGGACGATCAACTACTCAACTTGCAAACATTGTGGAAGGAATTGACAAGGTTCTTGATTCTGCCTTAAACGAAATCAGAGTGCGACAAGGACTGGCAGGAGGTTCGGGAAGACTATTAGTGTTCTGTAACAGTGGTGTAAACGGCGGCGAATCCGGATCTTCCTACACCGCTGCTATTGCTCGTATTCGTGACCGCGTGGCAGCACGATGGATAGCCAGCGGTGGAACGGCTGAACAGTTGGCATTCGTATTTAGCGTCACCGCAGAGATCAACCCAACTTACACGGGATCAGGTTCAAGTTGGATCGCATCTCGGCCTAGTGTTTCGAGCACCGCGAATACGTACGCAGTGACAAACGCCGGAGATGGAAACGGAGTTTGTATTGTTGATACATCGATCAATGCTGGCTATGCGTATCTTACGTCAAATAGTTATTACAACAACAACACTACAGACCAAATCCACTTGAAGGATTCGGGTTACAACGCCGTTGCACTTGTCATAGCAAACGCATTGCTAAACGCATGATCCACTTCGCGCTGTTCATCGTCTTGGTGCTCACCAGCGGCTGCGCATCGCAGACGGCGATGATCTCACAGGCAGCCACATCGAGCGCGGCTAGTGCTGCGCTGGCACGTGCGTACCTGGTGCGGGCAAGCGCCGAACTTGACAGCATCGAGGCGCAAGCCAACGCGGTGCATCAGGCCATACCGTATGTCAGCGATGACACCCATCCAATCTTCAGTACGCTGACCTACATGAGCATCGGCGCATCGGTGCTTGTCGTTGGTGCACTGATCTACATGTACATACCACGGAGATAAGGAATGCTGACTACAACCCAATACACGATTTGGATGGTTGCGCTACTCGTAGTCACGTTTGCGGGTGGATGCTCAGTCGGAAACACGTTTCGGAAGTTCAGACCAGTCAACGCTAAGAAAGCAAAAAAATGATCATCATTTCCTCGGTGGAGAGCCTCATCGGTAGTCTTTGGTTCGGCATCATGCTTGGCGTGATCGGCGTAGTGGGTGGCTACATCTACTGCCGTCGGCAGGGCGGCAAATGAGCCGCAAGCGCTGCTGCTGCGGTGGTTGCATTGATCCGAATTGTGAGGAGGGCAGCTGTGACGCGGTAAATTCAGACTGTGGCAGCCTGGGGCCGCTCGGCTTTTCCGTGGAACTAGAGCTGACCTGCCGGCCGGCATCGTGCAGCCGGTACGACGCTGGTCCTGGTGTCAAGTGCCAGAACGTGGACCCGCCGGTGACGATTGGTGCAATTAGTGGGTGTCTGCGTGGCGGTCCTGGTTGGGAAGGAACCATCTACGAAGACTGCCCACCACAAGCGGTTCTGTACCCAGACGATGGCGGCTGCTATCCGACATGGATCTGCACACCCGTCAATCCACTGAGCAACAACAAGCAGGAACTGTTCCAATGGGCTACCCATTGGACGGGCGGAGCGTTTGCGTGTCCGGCAGGGAACTTTGAGAGCGGGTGTATTGGCGTTGATTCTGTTGCAGATCACGGGAACCAGGCGCTGACCTACGGCCAGATTCCCGTGGTAAAGACGATGAGTGTCGTTCCAAACTGGGTGAACTGTCCGCCACCAGATACAGCGCCACCATCGGCTATCAATTTCAGCGCGCTTCGGGAAAGCCGCGGCGTGTTCGGCAAGGCTTGCGGCGTTTGCGGTGTTGGAGCTACGCCTTGCTGCGATCCATCGGTGATCATTGTCCCGTGCGCTTGCGAGTGCTTGGGCGGTGGGCAGAAGAACTACGAACTACTCAGCGCCACGAATGACCCGCACGACGGCGTGGTGTACGGTCGGATCGCTTGGTTCGCGCCATGCGCTGGACCATCGACAATTTCGCGCGATGGAATTTGGTGCGGCGCTGGATGCACGGGTGACCCCACGCACCGGTCCTCCATGTTCTGCCTGGAGATCCTCGCCACATTTGCGGTGAGCACTGCGCCCGAAAAAGTGCCCTTTGCAAATTGTCCTAACCCAGCGACTGACATTTACGAGGGGCCCGGTGGAATCTACTTCATGCAACTGGCTAAGGGCTCCTTGCTCGGCACAGAGGCGGACGGCCGTGTCTGGCGATACGAACAGCGGCACGTCTGGGTGGTCTTCAAGCACTGCAATGACATGTACACCGGCGAGGGGAACAAGTGCAGGATGCAGCTCGGCGACTACATTCCTGTGCGGACCGGGATCTGCGCCAGTGATATCTATTTCCCCAAGGGGTGCTGCGACTACCCGACGCTGGCGTGTGACGATCCGCCGTGCAATCCGGCAGAGGTCGAGTGCGCGTGCAGCGACGGCATATTTGATCTAATGAAGCGTGCTGGCTGGGACTTCACAAAGGTAAGGATCCCATGAAATACTGGAACATCGTGGATGGCAAGCCGGTCGAGTCGGACACCCTGATTATTCCCGGAGTTAAGCCGGCACCAGGTGTAGGCGATGTGGTTGCCGGCGCGACCAAGGCAGTCGGGATAAAACCCTGCGGAGGGTGCCAGAAGCGCCAAGCAGCCCTGAACAGGGCTACGCCGGGATGGGTAGGAAAGATCCTCAGTTGGTTCAAGGGGTAAACGGGCGTACAGTCCGGGTATGAAACACCGGGGCCTAATCGAGAAACTGGACCGCCAACGTGGTGAATGGTGGCTATGCCGCAAGGACACCGATCCTCGGGGCAAGTGGACAATCACGGCAGACCCGGGCCCACAGTGGGATTGGCGTTTCAAGGTGGGCTTTAGTTATGAGCGCGCAGTACGCAGATTATTGGTGGCTCAGGACGAAGAAAAGCGCACAAGCAAAATTGCTCAAAAAACCGCTGAAAGGCTCAAGCAAATTTCCTCGGCTGTCGATAAGATGCGTACTAAGCGCATATAGGTGGTGTACGTCAGGTTGGTGGATGGCTTGTGACTGAATTTAACGTAACAGCCAAAGACTTATCTGCACCACCGTATATGCGCCTCCCCTGGAGGACGCATGATGGACAGCAAGGAGCGCAACAATCAGCGCAGAATGATCGGTGTAGACCTCGTTACTGATGGTCTGTTGGAAGCGATTGCAAAGTACGACGGGTCTACCAAGGTGCACGTGGTGCGCCAGCTTGTTCGCTCGGCGGCCCGTGCTCACTACGGAACCGTAGAGGCAGCGCTACTGGAGGTCCGCAATGGCTGACCTCTTTACAGTGATCGCGTGCCTGGTGTCAGTGGGAGTCTTCCTGCTGCTGTTTCTGTGCCCTGAGCATGAAGCGTGCCAGCCGGTGCGGAAGCGGGGCGAGGAATGATCCCCATCCGCAAGTACGACACGGAGTATTGGCGCAGTACGTCGGCGGGTTTGCAGCGTGAGGTGGACCACTTCCGCGACAAGGCAAGTCTGCAAGGCAACATCATTCAGAGAATTGCACAGCGCATTGAGAGCATTTGCGATGAGGTCAGCGCTGGGCGGATGAATGAATCGGACGCGTTGCAGAGGCTGAACAACCTCGCGCAGTTGGTGTTCAGGACAATCGAAAGCGAACAACGAGCAAACGCAGTCAAGTGACTGCACCGCAGGGGTCGGACGTGCTGCCGCGCCCCTGCGGCCATTTCATGGAGGATGGATATGGAAATGCAAGAAGAGTCAAAGGTAAAGGCGAACGCCGCTGCTCGGCAGTGGTGCAAGGAAGCGATCAAGCTGGAGTACCGGTGGTGCGTGGATAGCAACAGTTGGTACACGCGTGCTAGTTCGGGCGTGTGGGAGCGCGACCGGCTAAACATGGTCAAGGGTGAAATCATCAAGGGCGCAGCCAAAGCCAATCCGAGCGATACGGGTAGTTGGGCGCGCTACTTCGCATCCGTGGCTGAATCGTTCGATGGTTTAGTGGTTGGTAGTGCGGACTGGGATCAGCATCTGTGGGGCTTTGGTGCGCCTGACGATGTGTATGACCTTATCGAGGGCAGCGCGATCAACCGGCTGCTCGATCTGAGCATCACCAAGCGCGTAGGCGTTCGACCAGGTGGAAGTACCACCAGGTGGGAAGCGTTCCTGTTGGAGGCTGCTCGAGGCGATGCCGAGGTGGTTGCGTTCTTGAAGCGCTGGGCCGGCTACGCGCTGAGCGGAAGCACCAAGGAACACTGCATCCTGTTCATCCACGGACCAGGCGGCAACGGCAAGAGCGTCTTTGTGGACACCATCCGCTATGCATGGGGCGAGTACGCGAAGACCTTGCCGATGGATGCGCTGATGGAGAGCAAGGGCGATCGGCATCCGGCAGAGATCGCCATGCTGAAGGGTGCGCGCCTGGCCATTGCCAATGAAACGCAGGAAGGGCGCAAGTGGGATGACGCGAAGCTGAAGCAACTGACCGGCGGCGATGTGGTGGTGGCTCGGCACATGAGGCAGGACTGGTTCGAGTTCACGCCGTGCTTCAAGCTGCTGGTGGTGGGGAACCATGCGCCGCAGATTGCGGTGGTTGACGATGCCATGCGTAGGCGGCTCTGCATGGTGCCATTTACCAACAAGCCAGAGAAGCCGGATGGCGACCTGGGCGCGAAACTCAGGGAGGAAGCGGGAGGCGTCCTACGTTGGGCTATGGAGGGCTTTGAGGAATGGGCGACTCTCGGCGGCTTGCGTCCACCGGAATCGATCCTGAAGGCAACGGCGGGCTACCTCGATGATCAGGACAGTGTGGGCGCTTGGTTGCAGGATTGCACGGTCAAGCAATCCGGTTCATTCACGTCCAGTCGGGCCATCATGGCGTCATGGTCTACCTGGTGCACCGAAGCCGGCACCCATCCGAAGAGCATGAAGCGGCTTGGGCCTGACCTAAAGAGCCGTGGTTACGTCCAAACGAGGACTGAGCACGCTCGGGGCTTCCTTGGGCTGACGCTTCTGACGCATCCTGACACATTGGCTGACGCATCATGAAATCCAACACAGTCAATATTCCAACTAAGAAACGTGAAGTTACACACTTCCTGACGCTTATGACGCTTCTAGCACACATACATTCACTCTCACGCGCGCACGCGCACGTGGCGACTCATATGCAAACAAGCGTCAGGAAGCGTCAGCCGTCAGGAAAGAAGAAAGGACGATGAAAGATGAGGACGTGGAAATCGCCGTACGCGGCGCTAGTCTCAGAAGTACGTGGCAGGCGATTGGGCTATGGCGGCAGCTGGACGAGGTTGAGCCTGAAGCTCAGGCAGAACAACCCACTGTGCCAACGGTGCGGGATAGCACCAAGCGACGAAGTGCACCACATCGTGCCACTGGAGATCAACCCTGCTCTGAAGATGGACCCGCGGAATCTTTTGGCGGTGTGCCGTGCGTGCCACGAACACCTCGAAAAAGGAAACGTAAAGAAAGTGAGCCAATAAAAATCGAGCCCCCCCCCTTGGGTAGGGGGGGTACCCCCGTCCGTTGGGCACCGCCTTGTGGGAGCATCGGCACGCAGGAAGATCCCGGGGCTGCAAGTATTCAACGCGTAGACACCGCCATGGAGCGATCGGATGGGTACGCCAGGGGCGTGATTGCTGGGACCGTGCCGGCGCCGAAGCGCATCAAGGCGGCGTGCGCCCGTTACCTAGCAGAGCGCGACGCACCAGGTGAACACGGCATTGCGTGGGACGGCACGCAGCTGGACGCGTTCGTGAGCCGCGCTCAGGTCATGGGCATGAAGCTTCTGCCCTGGCAGGTGCACGTCTGTGCGGTGCTGTTGGCGCGCCGGCGCGCGGACGATGGCACTCCGGCTACGCGCTACGCGCTGTGGTCGGTGGCCCGTGGAGCCGGAAAGACGGGGCTGGTGGTGGCGCTGCTCGAG